TAATGTCAAATTGTGCAGTTGTTAGATACAATGGTGTTGACAGATTGAATTCCAACAGTTCGCACGTGATAAAAGCACGGCTTTGCAATATTGCAACCGCTCCACTGGGCAGTGTGCGACTCATTAGAGTGCCTCCTGCAATTGGATAGTAATTGCATTTTCGCCACCTATGCCAAATTGAAATTCTTGTGTGTCTCGCTTGTTAAACACTGTGAAAGGCACTTGTGTGTAAACAATGGTATCTGAAGTGGTTACTGCGTCTGTGAGATTTGGAAAAAAGTTGATGGTTCCACCGCCACTTGCGTTGAATGTTACATCATCTGTGATTTGATAGACCTTGTCGTGATTTGAAAACTTGATAAAGTCACCTGCTACCAAACCTTCTGTGGCATCAACACCACTTGATGTGAAATAACTGCTATTGTAGGCAGTGTCAAAGTTTACACTGCTACTACCTGTGCCTGCATTGCCAGTAATGGTCATTGTGGTGCTCAATCCAGAATTGTCAGCGGCCACTGTGGCAACACTACCGCTTGTGTCGCTCAACACTGGCATGGTTACTGTAAAACTGTAGAGACTGTTGCGTTGTTTGCTGAGAAAACCCATTACTTGGTTGAATTGTTTTCTGGATAGATGACTGTATTCAACATCAAATTCCCAAAACTGTCCTGCAATCTGTTTTCTTTGGCTAATACCGCTAACTGAGGTTGTTGCTACTGTTGGTGTGACTGTTCTAACTGTGACATTGTTAAAACCTGTGAGTGTTAATGTTCCTGGCATAATATATTTAACCTACCTTATAATGTGGTTCTACTTCCACGATCAGCTTGAGCACTGCGAATCATGTTTACTATCATTGGTTTGCGTTCTGCCAACAATTGATCAAACCCTCTTGCATCATTGGTCTGAATATTGAAGTTGATGTTGGTTACCCCTGACTCCAGTGCAGTGTTTGGTGTTATACCGCCACTGATCTGTGGGGTGAATATCTCGGGGCCATTTTCACCAACCACGTAACTTTCTCCTGCCATAACAGGACCACCCAATGCTCTTCCTGAATACTGCTGACTTCTAATAGCCGCTACCTGTCCAAGACCCATTGCAATAACTGCGGCTGCCGCAATAAAGTTAAATGGTGGTGGATACATACTCAATGCTTTGGTTGCACCTGTGTAGGTGTTCATAATTGCGTTTGCAATGTTGAATGCCTTGGCTGCTTCAAAGGCTTTCTTGTTATATTTGCCTAGTTCATTGAAAACTGTTGCACCTTGTTGTATTGCCCATTGTGCTTTTTCTGTTTCTGATTTCTTTTCAAAATCCACTCTGTTTTTGGCAATTTCTTCACTTTCCGTGGCGCTGAATCCTTGTTTTTTAAGATCCTTTGCATAGGCAATTTCTTTTAGTCTTTGCAATCTGTCAAAATTGCTTTTTTCCAATTCATACTTGTCAATAATCAACTCTTGTTCTCGGAGCAAGCGATCTTCTGTCAAACGCAATAGGTTTTTTTCAAACTGTGATGCAGTTATCAACTGATGCTGATACATCAGTGTGAGATTGTTCAGTCTTTTGTTGAAACTCTGTTGTTCTTGTTCTTCTAAGGTTAGCAAACTGTCAATAACTGCTTGACCATTACGTCGAATCTTCTTCAGCATTCTGTCGTATTCTTTGCTATTTGAAGTATCTAATTTTGGTCCTGGAACACTAGGTGTTGTAGTTCTTCCACTACCGCCTGTGATTTGGTTAGGCAATGGCTTGGCTAGTTCTGCTCTGCGTTCTTGTAATGATTTGATTGTTGCTTTTATGAGACTGTCATTGTTCTTTTCTTGATCACCAATTTCTTTGAGTTTCAATCCTGTGTCATCAAGTATGGTGTTGACAAAACCAATATCTTTGAGAGCATTTTCCATCATGTTTGGATCATAATCAAGCAATGGCATTGGCTCTTTGCCTAGATAATCGTAAATTTTGTTTATAGCACGGATTGCGGCATTTTGTATTTCATATAGACCACTGATCATGCTGTCAAATATTCTTGCTACATCTCTTGCAAGAGCCATGATGATGGTTATGATGATTTTGGCACTTCTACCAATCAACAAGAATCCAATAATGCCTAGTGTTTGTATACCGCTTGGCAGTGTGTTGAAAAATGCAACAAGATTGTTTATGCCTGCTTTAACACCATCAAATACTGGTGATATCACACGGTTTATATCGTCTACACCTTTTAACAATGCTATGGTTACATCTACCATGCCCAATCTAACTCGTCTTGCTAGATCCGCAAGATCCTGTTGTGGCAATACTCGTCGCATGGCGTCGGCTACTGCTTGCACTATGTCTCCAGCACCTTTTGCTATGCCAGTTAGAACACTACCAAATCCAGCCCGGTTCAATTCTTCCGTGCTCTTCATCATTTGATTGTTCAGTTCTGTGAACGCATCAGCAATAGTTGGTGGTATCTGTGAGAATTCATCTCTGATTTGATTGGCTTGACTGTTTATTGCACCCAACACTACTTCTGTGGTCAGTTTGCCTTCTGAACCCAGCTTTCTCAACTGTCCAATTGAAACGCCCAACCCAGTTGCAATAGCCTGTGCCAGTCTAGGTGTGTTTTCCAACACCGACCTAAGTTCGTCACCACGTAGTGCACCTGATGCCAAACCCTGTCCCAACTGAATGATTGCACTGTTCATCTCCATGGTGCTTGCACCCGAGACTTTCATGGCTTTGTTGATTGCTTCTGTTGCGGTTAGCAACTGTTGCGTGGTGACATTGCTTTCTGTTGTGCTTCTTGCCAGTCTTGAGTAGAGATCTGTGGTTTCTTGCAAGCCACTACGAGTCTCTTGGCTTAGTTGATTCAGTTGTTTTTGAACTTCAATAAACTCGCGACCGCCACCTGTTGCCAATCGCAATCTTGCGTTTACCTGTTGAAAGGTATCAGCCATAGCGGCTATGCTTTTGATTGCCGCAACACTTACTAGTGCACCTAGTGTGGCTTGTAAACGTCCAAGTGCTCTGGTAGCACTACGGGTATCAGCGTTGATTCTTAGTGTTGCGTCTGCCACGGTTCATTTGCTCCTTCGTGCGTTGGTTGTCAATCTTAAAAAAAGCCGCCCAACACTTGAGTTCGAACACTGTCATGTTCATCCCTTCAGAGAGGGTAATTCCTAGTTCCCGACACAGCGACATTAAAAACATTAAGTCGTGGTCGGCCTTTAGTTTTTTTCCACATCCTCTAGTGAGTCTTCGTCAACGCCATTTATTGCACTGGCAATTCTGATAATCACTTGTGGATCTACTTCATTCAGCATGGTGACTCTGTCTGCAGGTTGAAACATCTTTGTTCCATCTGCGTTTCTTGCTTTTACAATAAGACTTTGCACCAATGCTTCTACTGGTTTGCCTTCTTGTTGTAGTTTCAAGATTTGACTTTCGTCTTTTAGTGCTGATGTTGGATAGAAATACACTTTGGTTTCCCATTCAGGAACATCAACTGATCGCAGTGTGCCATCAAGTTTGCTTCTGAAGTGTGTTGTTGCTTTGTTTAAAACTGCATTCATCTGGTTATTCTCCTCGTTTGTCCTCTCAGACGTCTAACGGTTGGTTTAAGTATACCTTGAGGGGCTTGTCTACTTGAGCCCTGATCCAGTCTCTCGATATACGGAACTTGGTTGACGGCTTCGGTATTTTTACCTCTGCCTTCTAGACGCCAAGCACGTCTTGCTTTACCAGATCGACGAGGAGTTATTGATCGTGCAATACCAAATGCTTCACGCACTAGATCTCTTGCAAATCGATCCAACTCCCCGTCTAACCTAGCTTGTAGGTTGGGGCTCATCGTTAGTTGAGCTCCAATTTTTATCATTTAGGATACCGCGGTCATTGCAAGTGCGCCTGTGCCTTGGAAACTCACAGTTGCTGTAACCATGCCTTCCATTTCACTTCCGATACTCATTCCAGTAACAAGCACTTCACCTTCCAATTTTGGATAGGTTGATGTGTCACCTGCTGGGTATGCTGTAAGTGTTAGTCCGCCGCCTGCTGATGCCTCTCCTGCACCGTTTCCAACCAATACGGCTGAAAAACTGCTGATCAATGTTGAATCAAACAGTAGGTCTGCACTACCGCTCCATTCATTCATACCAGTTGCATAACTACGATACTGATCACCCATTGCTGTTTTCTCAATGGTGTTTACTGTATGGTCGATAGTAAAGCTGGTAATTTCGATCAATGCAGTTGGAGTTCCTGATGCGTCATCAAGCTGTATTGAGCCTGATTGTCCTGTATAAACTGCCATAGCATTATTCCTCTTCTATTTGCTCTGATACCTTCGCCATTGGCTTTAACACTTTTGGTTCAGGCTGTTTGTTTTCAGATTTTTCTGCTTTTACCACATCAAAACCTGCACGTTTGTAAGCATCAAGATTGTCCTGGTTAATCCAGCGTGTCTTGGTGCCATTGGTTATTTGTATTTGCATTAGCTCGTTCCTCTTGTAAAGGTGTAGTATACATCTACCAACATATCAACTCGACCAAGATGCTCGGGTTGATCATAGTCAACTGTGACTTCATTGAGGCTGGTGTATCTTGCGTTACCACCACGGGTTCTGTCTAGATCCAATACTTCTTCAACACGTTCTATTAGATCATTACGCAGTGTGTCTATGTTCTTTCCATTGACATATCCTGCCAATTGAAATCGCACAATACTGCTTCTAATACCACGTCCGGAGCTACCCCCAGTCATTGATTCGTCTGTTCTAGTTTCATCTGCGGTGCTAATGAATATAGCTGGAAACTGTTGTCTACTCAATTTCTGAACTTCAAAGTGTTCTCTAGTAACCAATCCAAATCTAGGATCTTCACTGTTTAACAACACTTCAACAAGATTTTCAGCAATCAATTCACGCTTGCTCATGTTACCTCTGCAATTTCAGGAAGTTTTGCGGTTGGCGTTCTTCAACGCTGATGCTACTGTCCTGATCAAAGTCATATTCAACACCATCCCTAAGCACCAATTCAAATTCTTCTTGGTAGCGTTCGCGATAGTATTTCATCATTTCAGCAAATCTATCACCATCTGGTTCAAATTTGCTCAGTTGTGGTAGGATGTAATAGGCAAGGCAATGGAATACTGCGGTTCTTGTAAACTGTGAGAGTGTAAGCCACTCATAATCCATTTCAACTGGCACAATCACGCTAATATCGTGTCTAATACGATTTTGTTGTGTTGGCCACCAACGAATTCTCAATTCACGAAGAATATCCTCTTGAGTTTTGGCATGAAAGCTGTCAAACTCTTGGATACCATAATCATACAAGTCTGGAAAGTATTCCAAAATGTCTGCATCAGTGCTCATTGCCATTGCCTGTTACTCCCGATTAAGCTATTGAACTATCAGCGATAATTGCACAACCATATTGCTCATAGTTAGCGGCAACACCATAGTGCATTGAACCTGTGATACGTGTTCCCACATATTCTAGGTCTCTTTGTGTTTCAATCAATAAATCGCCAATTTGAGCAAGTGCTAGAGCATCTCTGTGGAATAAGCCACCTGTGTATTCTCCGCCTGTGCTGTCTTCTCCAATGTTTGCTGATTCAAAAACTGGAACACCAAACAAACGTCCAACATAACCATTGATCATTACATCATTCTGTGCATTGCCCATATTTGGGTTTTGGAATGTTGCTGTTAGGTCATCTTTTAGGTCATATGCAATGAAAGGATGAACAACAAGTGCAATGTCGTCTGCTGGAACTGAGGCTGCACGTAATTTAGCAACTGCTTGCATTACTTTTGCGGCAGTTAGTGCTGAGTCTTCATCGCCAACTGTGTTTGTTGTAAAACCTGAAAAAAGAGCAGCCAAATCTGTGTCTACTTTCTTTGCAATTGCTTCACCAAATAAACGTCCAATGTCACTTACAACATTGCTTGCACTTGATGCAACAGCAAGGTCAGTAACAATAGATGTGATACCAACACTGCCAATTGTTACAGTTGTGCCATCTGTGGCAACCTGTGTGTTAGCAAGTGCTGTTCCTTCTGTGATTGCACCAGCTGATTCTACTGGGTATCTTGGGATTGTGACTGTTTTTCCCTGTCCTGCAGGTAAAGTCACTCTTTTCACCAAATTTGAAATTACTGAACGCTCACTAGCAACAAACATTGCTTCTGCAGTGATGGCGGGCAGTAAATCATTTAGGGTGGTGGAAGTTGATTCATTAGCCATTTTTAACTCCTATGTATTATCTGGCAATGCCCGGTGCTGTCTTGCGATACTCGCGATAGGCCCGAACATGTTCTGGATTTTTAAAATCCAGCGTGGTTAAATCTAGTGGTTGGCCAGTGTTGTTTTCTCGAACATTGCTGGTTGTGCCACTTCCTCTTGGAGTTGCAGTTACAAAGTGTGGGTTCTGTTGGAGAAATTCGTTAACCAAGTCTGACATTG